TGGTGCAGGTGCCATTGCTGAAGCAGAAATTACCGGTGACCAAGTCAGTGCCATAAATGTTATTAACGGTGGTTCAGGATATGTGGCCGACCCACAACAAAGCAATCGGGTAGCAGTAATTGGTATCAGTCGTGGAGCCATCATAAGCATACTAGTTAGATGACATTTAAAAAAATCGTAGGGTTTGGTGACTCATGGATGTATGGTGATGAGTTGCTGGATCCGGAACTGAGTAGAACACATGCAGATGCACATTCATGCTGGACACAGAATGATCCATATCGTACCCATCACAACTTCCTAGGGCTGCTAGGAAAGCATTATGGCGTACCCGTAGAGAACTTTGGCATTCCAGGCGGCAGTATGCAGAGTTCAATCTGGACCTTCCAGTGGTGGTTGGATCACGAACCTGATCCGTCATCGTGCTTGGTATTAGTAGGGCATACAGATTCAGATCGCCTGAGCTTTTATAATCCCAACCACCGACAATACAGCAACGATCCACCATGGAACCGGTTTGTGCATTCGTCATGGGCACAATATGGGTCTAGTGCAGTACCAGAAGATTTTCGCACCATGGCCAAGTTACATCTTGTACTGACCAATTGTGGAGAACTCACAAGATTAAATTACTTACAAACAGTTCAGTTCTTTGATGGAGTGGCTGCTAGGAAAAAACTCAATCTCATGCAATTCCATGTGATGCCTGCAGATGAGGATCTAGATCTGCCCACGATCATCTGGCCTGGGTTTTCGACCACTCATTGGTTCCGAGATCATCCGGGCAACCAGCGTCGTGAACTCATAATGCCCGGCGGCCATCCCAACGAGATTGGGCATCAAATGATCTCGGAAAAGTTGATTTCTACCATAGACTCTGCTACAATGTAAGGATGCTAGACATCCTTGGTTATCTGCCTGCGAAACGAAAATCCACACCTTCGGGCTGGATATCGTTCAACGCTGTGTGCTGTGCTCACAATGGCAGCACAGCGGATAAACGCAGTCGTGGAGGTCTCAAACCCACAGAACAGGGTTGGAGTTATCATTGCTTCAACTGCAACTACACCGCCAGCTTTATCCTTGGTCGTACCGTAAGTTATAAGGCCCGAAGGCTCTTGGGGTGGATGGGTGTGCCTGACGCAGAGATTGATGCGTTAAACTTGGAAAGTCTGCGTCATCGTAGCATACATGGTATTATAGACGATCGCCAGAGGATGTTTAATACCCTGGCAGGTATCGAGTTTGAAGAACAAGAACTGCCACCATTGAGTGAGCCATTGACAGAGGAAGGGGTTGTTAGAGATTATCTAAGGCAAAGATGTGTGCCGGACGACTATCCAGCAATGGTGCAGGTTCATGAAGAAAGAATATGGCGACATCGCCCTAGTGTGATCATTCCATTCATCCACGATGGTCGCATAGTAGGTCACACACAGAGATTCTTGGACGACCGCAAGCCAAAATATATCAGCAACAGTCAGCCTGGATATGTGTTCGGCACAGACTTGCAGCATCCAGACTGGACTCATGCGATCGTGGTAGAAGGTATATTTGATGCGCTCAGCATTGGTGGCCTAGCAGTGATGCACAGCACCGTATCGGATGAGCAAGCACGATTGATCCGTAGGCTAGGTAAAGAGATCACAGTAGTGCCAGATCAAGACTTGTCAGGCATAGAACTGGTGGATCGTGCAGTGGAACTGGGATGGGCAGTGAGCATGCCGCCCTGGCCTGCGGATATCAAGGATGTGAATGACTCAGTGATGCGTTATGGTAGACTGGCAACTATGCTAACTATATTTGAAAATCGTGAAACCAGCCGAATCAAAATCGAACTAAGGAAGAAAAATCTTGTCAAGCGGCTACAATAAAAAAGTTATTTTGTTTCAAGTAGGCGCCAGTGGTCATTTTCTAGCTGAGTTTTTGAACACAGGAGATATCACAGTCTTGCCAAATCAAAGAATCGATCGCAGACAGAGGTTGTCATCGGTGTTTGTTGATGAAACTTCGGCAGAATATCAGTTCAAAGGTGGGTGTTCCGCGGATTGTATCAACTCTATAAAAAGTGCTATCTCCAATCAGGATCAACGGATTATACTAAGTCACTGTGATGCTGTGAGTGAATTTCAACCATTCACGAACCTGGCCTGGATTAAAAAAATAGTGCCAAACACGAATTTTTTTGGCTGGATAAAAAATGCAGTATATAAAACTCAGGACATTGACCGGGTGATCAAGAAGAACATGGCACAACAGATAGATTTTTATTTTACAAATATGAAACATTGGTATAACATAGATCGTGCTGATCAAGATCGACCCAGTGACATGACTATTGATTTTGGAAAACTATATGATATACAGCATCTCATTGACCTATACCGATCTGCCAATGGCTGCGAGCCTGATCGTACTCGAATCAATTTTGCTGAACAATATGTAAGTAAACAATTTGCTCCAATAGATGATTGTGAATCAACTGACATAAGAGATATCATTGAACATGTGACTCCAAGAAATTCATTCGACATGGCAACTGTGCTGTTCATGTATGAAAAAAATCACGATAGCATTGATCAAAATCGACAGTGGACGCTTGAAGATTTTCCAGATTCTATACCGCAATGCATTGAATTTCTAACTGCAAATTCACAGAATTACTCAATTTTTAAGGAAAAATCTTGTTAAGAATTTACACTAAAAAAGTTATTTTGTTCCCTGCTGGCGCAAGTGGTCATTTTTTATCTGCATTTTTAAGCCATGATGAGATCATTGACACGCTTCCTAATTTTCGTCTTGACCTAGGGCAGACATTGTCTTCGGCATTGTTTGTGTCCGGTGAACCAGTGCCCAATGGTAGATTTGATGATTTTGAATCCCACCGTTGTTTAACAAACATAAAAAATTGCATCGTGGAAGGTGAACATCAGACAATATTAAGCCACTACTTAAAAATCAGTGAACTGAGAGAATTTGAAAATACTGTATGGATACGAAAGATAGTTCCCATCACGAATCTGTTTGGGTGGATTAAAAACATAGTTTACAAGAAAAAATACATCGAGCAAATTGATTGCAGACAGCAAGCATTTGCTCAACAGGTGGATGGTTGTTTTATGGATCTGATAACCTGGACAGAAATAAATCGGACCGATCAAGACCGGCCAGACGATCTCATAATTGATTTTGGTAAAATGTATGATATAAACTATCTAGTTCAATTGTACGAATCGGCCAATGGTCATTCACCGGATCATCTGAGAATTCAATTTGCTGAAGAATATATCAGAAAGCAATATGCTTCCTTACACGATTCGGATGCGACTAAAATGATAGATATAATACAACATGTGGATCCTCAAGATCCGTTTGACATTGCACTGGTATTGTTTTTGTTTGAAAGAAATCATATGACCATTGATTGCAATCGACAGTGGACCATCAATGACATGCCAAATACTGTCACAGAAGCTGTTGACTTTTTACTCAACAATGCAAACAATTATTTAATTTTTAAGGAAAAATCTTGTTAAAAGACTACGGAGTTGATGTACAACGCTTGTTCCTGGAGATGATGTTGGAGGACGCACAAGGCTATGTGCGTGTGCAGAACATCTACAACCCAGAGAACTTCGATCGAAGCCTGCGACCTGCGGCTGAATTCATAAAAGAGCACGGCGACAAATACAAGACCCTACCAGATCGATCGCAGATAGCAGCCACCACTGGCATTAAACTACAGCCAGTGCCTGAACTCAACGAAGGGCACTTTGAGTGGTTCATGACCGAGTTTGAATCATTTACCCGCAGACAAGAACTAGAGCGGGCCATCCTCAAAGCAGCAGACTTGTTGGAGAAAGGTGACTATGATCCTGTGGAGAAACTGATCAAGGATGCTGTGCAGATTAGTCTAACCAAAGACATGGGTACTGATTACTTTGCTGATCCAGCCGCAAGGATACGCCGATATTTTGAATCCGGTGGGCAAGTATCAACAGGTTGGCCACAGATGGATCGATTGTTGTATGGTGGATTCAGCCGCGGTGAACTAAACATCTTTGCAGGTGGATCAGGGTCAGGTAAGAGTCTTGTGATGATGAACATAGCATTGAACTGGGTACAGCAAGGACTCAGTGGTGTGTATATCACATTAGAACTTAGTGAAGAACTCACCTCGTTGAGAACAGATGCTATGTTGACCAACATGAGCACCAAAGACATCCGCAAGGATATTGACACAGCAGAACTCAAGGTCAAACTGGTAGCCAAGAAGTCGGGCAACTATCAAGTCAAAGGTCTACCGGCACAAAGCAATATCAATGACATCCGTGCGTATTTGAAAGAGTATCAGATTCAAACAGGCAAGCGGGTAGACTTTGTGATGATCGATTACTTGGACTTGTTGATGCCAGTTAGTGCAAAAGTAAGCCCAAATGACTTGTTTGTGAAAGACAAGTATGTATCGGAAGAACTGCGTAACTTGGCCAAGGAACTTGGCATGCTCATGGTCACTGCATCGCAGTTGAATCGATCAGCAGTGGAAGAAGTGGAGTTTGATCACAGCCATATCTCTGGTGGTATCTCAAAGATCAACACAGCAGACAATGTGTTTGGTATCTTGACCAGTCGTTCAATGAAAGAGCGTGGCAAGTATCAGATCCAATGTATGAAGTCGCGTAGTAGCACAGGTGTGGGGCAGAAGATTGATTTGGAATACAACATTGACACCATGCGTATCACAGACGAAGGTGGAGATGATGCCGACAACGGATTCCGCAAGCCCACTAGCATGATGGATGCTATCAAGGCTCGTGCCACGGTCGCACCAGCAGACGCAGCAGCGCCGGCGAAGTGGGAGAGAGGTCAGGCCAAGCCCGGCATTGACCCATTGGATCCTACCCCCAAGATCACAGCTGATGTGCAAAGCAACAAGCTCAAGGAACTGTTGGGTAAAATAAAAACTGCGTGATGACAAACAAATTTTGTAGATTTCTATCCAATGGATATGCTGTTACAGTTGAGGACGGATCAACTGCTGTGAGACCTTGCTGCTTTTTTGTAGAATCCGTGCCTTTAAATTCAGACATATTGCAAAATCATCGGAATAAATTTGGGCAGATCAATGGATGGACCGACAACTGTTTGATGTGCAAAGATCTTGAAGACATGGGTCAACCCAGTCTAAGACAGTCTGGACCTGATTGGATACCGGATCATGCTGATGATCAATATCCAATCACTTTGGACATTGGGTTAGATACATATTGTAATGCAGCATGTGTTATATGCAATGAAGTTTCCAGCACCTTATGGGAGAAAGAAAAAAACAAACTCTCAGGTAAAACGATAAAAATAAAAAATTCAACCGAGCATGTGGATGATGTGATTGATCAGATTGTTAAGAATATAAAATTAGATAGATTGACCCATGTTAAATTTTACGGTGGCGAGCCGTTTTTTTCGGACACTCATTTAAAATTTATAAATCACATACCGCACCCAGAACAGGTCACTTTGCATTATACTACCAATGGATCCATCTATCCAAACAAACAAACTTTAGAAGCATGGAAGAAATTCAAATTGATTATTTTTGCTGCTAGTCTAGATGGAATTGAACAGCAATTTGATTATCTAAGATGGCCGTTGTCATGGGATAAAGTCAGTGACAATCTGCAGAGGATCCGAGAAAATAAAGACATTTGGAATATAATGTTCAGAGTGGAATTTACTGCAAACTTTCTCAATGTATATTACTTTGATAGATTAGAAAATTGGATCAAAGACAATTTTAACACCAACAGCCAAGGTGATCTCACTGAACTCAATGTACATCATGTTTATAATCATTCTAGTAAAATCTGGAATGCAGATAAAATGCCGGAAAAAATGCGTTTAGCAGTATTAAGCAAGTATGCAAAAAATCACATCATGCATAATCTAGTAGCCAATCTTCCGCCACCACAACCAATGGATGATTGGCATAACTTTGTCAACACCTGGGATCTCAGAAGAAAGAATAACTGGCAAACTGCATTTCCAGATCTAGTATCTTTGATGTAATCAAAAACAAATAAATAACTCAAAGGCCCTTGAACACAATGCAAAAACGCACCCGTAGTCTGTTGGAAGAACTAGATTCAATGTATGTTGAGCGTGAACGCGACTTGATAATAGAGAGCCGTGCTTCAAACATCATCGCAGGTGCCATCAACTTGTTAGAACAGATAGATGCTGCGTATTCGCCAGAACAAGCAGAAAATCTCACCCGCAAACTGCTGAATGCAATCCGCACCCGGGATGCAGGCAGGTTTGCTAGAACCGTAAGGCGTAGTCATGCAAATCAATAAACTGCTGGAAGGCGGAAATGTTTTTAAAGGCCCCAAGGGCGAGCCACTCACACACCGTATCAATCGTCAAGACATACCTGCTACCATCCACTGGATAGAACAAGTAACCGGCATAGAGTTCCCCCAAGACCGTTGGTTAGGATCCACAGGCAAGAAACCCACATCCGGCGACCTGGATCTTGCTGTGGATCTCAATGAAGTCAGCAAAGAACAACTGGCTCACACTCTCACACAGTTTGTGCAGAGCCAAGGACTGGATCCTAGGGAATATGTGAGCAAGAGGGGTGAAGTACATCTACGCACTCCCATCGCCGGTGACGCTAACCGTGGATTTGTGCAAACCGACTTCATGTTCTTTCCTAACCTAGATTGGGGTAGTTTCTACTACTCAGGTGGCGAAGATTCAGAATACAAGGGCATGAACCGTAATGTGTTGATGTCAAGCATAGCCAAACAAGCTGGACTCAAAGTGGGTGCCAATGGCATGTTCTCTCGTGCCACAAATGAACTGGTGCAGGGCGGTATGGATCCTGATTATGTAGCATCAGTTCTATTAGGGCGCGGTGCCACTCGTGACAATCTAAAAAATGTGGAATCAATCTATGCTGCACTCAGCAATGATCCTGACCGAGATGCCAAAGTCTCAGACTTCCGTGAATATCTAGCCAAGGAAGGTCAGCGCGAGCCCGACATGACTGTGCGTGAAAGCGATGCCAACTTCCTAGCACGCCTGCGAGATCGTATAGTGAATCAAGGCATGCAGCCCTTGATTGAAACCAAGCGGTCATATCAACTCTACGAAACAGAACCAGTAGCAGTGGGAGGCAAGGCCAAGGGCATTGAGCACTTAGAAGACTACATATTCCGCAGCGGATCAGCCGGGGTAGATCGAGCACTGCAAATAGCTGATAGTTTCTATGCTGATCCCAAGACCGGGTCAGTGAAGTGGGATGGTAAGCCTGCTGTGGTATTTGGTCGTAAACCAGAAACTGGTGAGTTTGTGCTTACAGATGATGCAGGATTCACTGCTGAAAGATTGTTCACCAGCACACAAGAGATTGCCACAGACATGGCTCGCCGCGACGCCAATGCTGCGGCCAAAGGTAACAAAGCAGATAGAATCCAAACCCTGTTGCCCACTTATGAAGAAATCTGGCCATTGCTGGAAGCAGCCACGCCCGAAAACTTCCGTGGGTATGTCAAGGGTGATCTGTTGTATACCGCAACACCACCTGTGGAAGCAGGCAATCTCATATTCCAACCCAACACAGTGCAATATCGTATTCCTGTGGCCAGTGACCTAGGCAAGAGAATAGCCAACAGTGATGTGGGTGTAGCAGTGCATACCATGTATGAGGATGTAGATGCTGCCAAGCAACCACTCAGCAGAGTCAAGTTCAATCCTGTTCCGGGGTTGTTGCTGATAGAACCTATCTATGCCAAACCTGTGCCCAAGAACAATGACATAGCCAAGAAGATCCGTGTATTATTACGCCAGAATCGCGCAGCCATAGACACCTTGTTCAATCCCATGGAACTGCGTGCCATGAAGATCACCGACCTGGCCAAATTGGCCATTGACTACATCAACAAGCGAGTGGATCCAAGACATGCTGCGTACACAGGTGATTTCCGTGATCTAGTACCAGGATTCATAGCATGGTTGCAACAAACTCAAACGCCACAAAAGGTCAGCAACATAGCACAATACCTGCGTAGCCCCACCAGCAATGAACAAGGATTGGCTGCTGCGTTTTTGTTGTTTGAATTGTTGCATGATTTGAAACTGGATCTGCTGGGCAAGTTGGATGCACAGGTGCCAGGCAATGAAGGATGGGTGTTTGCGACCCCTGCAGGCTATGGCAAAG